TTTGCCGCGTCGTCGGCGTACTGGTATACATCCGTCTTTTTGCCGTTGGGGTCGTAGGTGCTGGCCTCCATGTCCCCGGAACCCTCGCCGTTCTTTCCGTTGTAGACGGGGATGGTCTGGGTGGTGCCGTCGGTCAGGGCCAGGGTGTAGACATCGGTGGTGCCGGGGGCGTGGTCGCCGCTGGTCTGTTCCACCTTGGCCACGCCTACCCCGGTAAAGCCGGACAGGTCAGTGAGATAGTTCCACTTGGCCCCGTCGCTGATGTAAAGCTTGGCGTTGTCCTCATCGTCCACGCTGGAGGAGATGATGGCCACCGTGTTTTCCGGCTGAATGTCGGCATTCATGGCCTGGACAGACGAATAAGTCTTATCGTAGGTCAAGATCGCTTTCTTGCCCGTGTCCTCATAGGCCTGCTTCTCCGCGTTCCACGTCCACCAGTTCCCGCCCTGTACCAATGGGGGCTTGCCGCTGTATTGCTCCGCTTTCTCGGCGCTCTGGGCCGCCTCGGTGGCCTTTCCCGCCGCCGTTGTGCTTGCGGCCTCTGCTTTGCCCTGCGCTGCTTCTGCCGCTTCCTGCGCCGTTTTTGAGGCGGTTTCGCTGTCCTTGGCCGCCGTCTCGCTGGACTTTGCGTTTCCCTCACTGGTCGCCGCCGCTGCCGCCGCTTGCCTCGCGTCGATTTGGGCCGCCTCTGCCAATGACTGCGCCGCCTCGGCGGCCTCTTTGGCGGTCTCGCTGGCCCCCTGGGCCGCCTCTGCCTTGCCCTGGGCGGCCTGGGCGCTCTGGTTGGACTCCTCTGCCGCCGCCGCGCTTGCCGCCGCCTGTGCTACGCTTTCGTCCAGCTTTGCCGCATCTTCTGCGGCCTTTGCGGCGCTCTCTTTGGCCTCACCCGCCGCCGTTTTCGCGCTATCCACGTACTCGGCCACGCCGTCCTTGGCAAACTGCTTAAACAGCGCCCCGGATACCTTCACCGCTTGGCCCTGCTGCTCGGCGACCAGTTGGGAATCGTCGTCTAAGCCGCTGGCCGCAGGGAGTAGCCCGATGTTTTTGTCAGCCATTTTCGCCCTCCTTGGGATCGTCCTTGTCCAATTCCTCTGTGATCTTCATGGCGTCCCGTAGGTCCTGCATCACATACGCCACGAGCATCACCGCCTCACCGCTGACAGTCAGCCGGGAAATGTTGTTGTAAGCCCTTGAAAGTAACTTCTGCATCTCGGTCATTGTAAAGCCCCCAATTTTTTGTAGATATCCTGGATCGCCGCCGTGTGGATGGCGATGAATTCTTCATAGCGCAGCATATAGATGTCGTTTCCGTCCGCGTCCTTGTCTTTCACAAACCCGCCGAACTCCTGGGAAGTGATCCCGTGCCGCTCCATGATCTCCTCCACATCCTGAGCGATGTAGCCCACATGGTAGCGGTCGGAGGTGTTCTCGTTCATCTTGAACCGATAGGCCGGAAGGTCTTTCAGGAAGCCCAGGTAGTTTTCCGGCAACACTTCAATGTCGTGTTTCTGGTTGCGGTCAGAGGTCTGGATCGTGCCGGTGGCCGCATACACCGCCGCCCACTTCTGGCCGGACACGCCGCAATAGGTGCTCCCGTCGTCGTTGGGCTTGATGGACCCGCTGAAGGTGGTGTTGCCGTTGTAGACCATTATCTGACCGCCGCCTCCGGCTTTGATATACACCGCGCCCGTGCCGCCGGACTGAATCCGCAGCCCGCCGCTCCCGGAGGCAATGTCAACGGCGTAGTCCGCCGTGACCGCGCTGCTCAGGGTGATAGACCCCGCACTGTTCCCCGCCGCGTTCAGCAGGGAGATAGACCCGCCCTGCAAGCTGGACGCCTTGACCGTGCCCGTGTACAGCTTGGACCCGTCAATGTATGTAGTGCTGCCATAGGACCAGCCGTTCACTTTCTTCAAGGCCGCGTCTGCATCGTCCTGGGCGTCGCTGGCATTGCTCAATGCCGTGCTTGCGGTGGAGGACGCCGTGTTGATCGCGTCCTGCGTGTCGTCCGCCAGGTCGCCCCAGGTGATCGCCCCCGTCAAGTTCAGCCGGTCGGCGGAGACCGTCCCGGTCTTGATGCAAGCGCCGTCAATGGTTGTGGTGCCGCTGGACAGCCCGGAGAAGGTCACCATGCCGCTCATGCTGATGGTCTCGCTGGCCACATCCACCCCGTCCACACTCAGCGTAATGGTGCTGGATTTCTCGCTGTTGGAGACAGACAGGGTGATGCTGTCCACCTTCTGATCGATGCTGGATACCGCGTCGTCCACCCCCTGGATCTGCAAACGGATCTCTTCGGAGGTTTTGGTGATGCTCGACCTCACGGACGCGATTTCGCGGGTAAAGGCCCGCTGGGTGGAACTGGTGTAGGGGTACTCGTGATCCAGCGTACTCTCTCCCGGCGCCGCCACCTCGGACATATGCCCCGCGCCGAACGTCAGCTTCTGGTAGGCCAGCATGGAGTAGATGCCGCCCACCGTGATCCCGTCGCCCAGTTCGCTGTCAATGGGGAGCGCCCCGTTTTCAGCCCGGAAGCCCTGGTACGTCTTGCCCTTGAGTTTCGCCAGCAGATCATCCGCCATGCCCTGACTGCCCCAGGAGCAATCCACGTCCAGCACATAGCCGCTGTCGTCTCCGGCCCGGTACTCCTGGTTATCATCTACAGCAACGGACACGCCTGTAATTGGGCCAAGTGCGTCATATTCCTGAAAGCTGGATACGCACTTTCCTAAAAACTGCTTTCCGTTCACGGCTTTATCCGGCCCCCATTCTCGCCTTTGCCTTGCGCCCGTTCATATCTTTTTGCCCTCGCTTACACTAAGATTCGCACCCCGCCGAACGTGATCGCATCTCCGCCCTCGCTGACCAGGTAGTTGGTTTCCTCTGGCATGGAATCGAATAGGGGAACCAGAAGCAGCTTCCCTTCGTTGGTGATGACCCAGTTGCCCCCGTTTGCTGCGGCAATCTCGCACAACACCTGCCGCATGGTCTTTTCCCCATCCTCGTCAATGGGATAATCCACCGGGTACTTGTCGGACAGAACGGTTCTGCTGTCCACCTCGACCCCGAGCCGCCCCGCAATGTCTTGAACGGAATCGTCCTGACTCTTGGGCCAGTCGTCGGTGTCGTAATCGCTGGTCAGCCAGGTCGCTTCACCCTTCAGCATTGCGTCATAGGCCACGATGGACATCAGCCCATTGGAGACCTCTCTGGTGTCCGTGTAGAACACGCCCAGCTGCGTCCACGCTTCAGAGCTTTCCTTTCGGGCATACGGTTTGATCGTCGCCATTCTGGGTATCGTCGATGTGGGCCACAGGGAGATGTCCAGCTCTGCGGAACAGGCATTGCCCACGGACAGCTTATCGAACAGGGGGCGCTCGATGGTGCAGGACTGAATATCCTTCATCCCGTACATGGTGCCGCCAATGTCCACTTGGTATTCCACGAAAGCGCCCCCTTTACTTCTCGATCAATGGGAATGTAATGCCCGTCCACAGCTCCGTCCCGTCTCTGCGCTTGATAAGGTACTGCGCTGGGTTGTTGTTGGAGTACATGGTTTTCGTCACGATGCTGCCCTTCTGGGGGTCGTAGTATTTCACCGAAACCCACTCAGGCATGACGGCGGACAGGACGGTGGCGGCCTGTTTGCTGGTCAGGGGGCGGCACGTTACATCAAGCCGGATCTTCGTTGCAACACGGTTGCGCCGCAGATCGCCCGTCAGGTCACGACCGGCCCCCTCGCCGTCCATATCCTCCCGCTGCCACTTCAACCCTCCATACGCAATAAAGGGGACAATATCGACGCCGTCTATTTCTAAAGTCATCAATATCGCCCCCTCTTATGCGTTTTGCAATGTCTTGCCGTACATCCGATTCTGCCGGTTCTGTACGTCCGTGGTCTTGCTGCCCACCTTCACGCCGTCCAGGTACACATCCCCGCCGTTGGCGTTGATCGCGGAGATGATTTGGGAGGCCATAGCGTAGATTGCGGTGATGACGTTTTCGTTTGCTGCCTCTACGCCGCTTGCCACGCCCTCTGTGATTTGCTCGTTGTTTGCCACGGCCGTCTTGCGCCCGATTTGCCCCACTAACTCCGGGCCGGATTCTCTGGCAATAAATAGTTCGCCTTGCTCCGGGTATCCGCCCGTTCCGTATTGCCCGTAATTGATGGTCTTCGTGTTGCTGGGCATCTTTGCCTTCGTAACATTTACCTGACCGCTTGAGCTTACGTTGATCTTGCTTGCGGCCAAATTGGACAGCATACTGTTGAAAGAGTTGGTGGCGTTCGAGTTAAATGCGTCCAGCATCAGCGCCATGCTGTTCAGAAGGTTGCGAAACCCTTCCTTGACAGTGCTTGCATTTTTGGTGATCCCTTTTGCCAATCGGTCCATCAGGGTCTTTCCTTGACTTTGGATGTTTGAATATTCGCCCGAAAGAATATCGCTTACACCGCTACTATACATAGTGCTTACGCTGACCTTCACAGTCTCTGTGCCGTTTGTGATCCCCTCGGCGAAAGATTTTGCCACGGATTCACCGGCATTGCTCATAACGGTGTACGTGCTCGACCGCCCGTTGCCGCCCAGGTCATTGTTCAGCGTGTCGGTCACGGTGCCTGTCACGTTCTTCATGCTTTTGGTGACTTTGTTGATTTTTTCATCAATGCCGGCGGAAAACCCTGTGACCAGCTTGTTCCCGACTTCTTTCAGGTTGGTGTACATCCCGGATTTGAGATTTTGCGCTCCGTTTTCATCGGTCAGGACCTTCAGCCGATCGATCAGTTTGGAGTAGTCTTCCATCAAACTGACCGCATCTTCTAATTCCGGGTTTGCGATCTTTAGCTTGCCGTTTAGCGTCTTTGTGTCGTCTGCAATGTCGGACACATCATCTGCCAGATCTTTGATAGGCGAGCCGGAAAACAACTTTTGGAATCCGCTTACGATGCTGGACCACGTGACGCTGCCCATGCTCTTTGTGTAATCGGTAACTTCACTGGCAAACCCGGACATATAATCCGTAAAATCCGCCATATCCGTTTCTAAAGCAGGGAGCTTCGGGTTAAGATCTTCGAGCGCAGGGTATAGGTTGTCGTTTATTTCATTTGCTACCGCAACAATGCTTTCTGTAAATGCAACAAAAGCAACCGCAAGCTCAACCAGCAGAGCTGTTCCAAGTCCAATGGCCAGCGGCAAAAGCCCTGCGGACGCTACCGTTGCCACACCGAGCGCCGCCGTAACTACGCCAATTGCCACAAGAAGCCCGGTCCCGATTTCAATTCCCGTCGCTATGGTGTCTCCGTTATCCAAAACAGGCTGCCACGCCTGGCCGATCTGGTCCAAAAGCTTTCCTATCGCCCATATTTCCACCAAAAATAAATCTGTGGCAACGCTCAACTCCGCCAAGATAGCGGTTCCAAGGGCGATATTTACGATCAGGGGTGTTCCAACGGTTCCAAGCAACGCAGTCACGACGCCAACTGCCGCCAAAATGCCGACGCCGATCCCCATTGCTTCGGCGACCGTACCGCCGTTCTCGATCACCGGCTCCCAGGCGTTTCCTACTTGTTCCAGCAGCGTGCCCATCAAAGCAATAGAACCGACAATAATTAACGCCGCCGCGGCCACTTCCGCGATAATGGCGATACCCAGCAGCAGATTTCCCGCCAGCGTTTTCAGCGTAGGAGATAGGCCGCCGCTTACCGCTGTGCTAACACTCTCTGTTGCGGTTGCAGCTTCGGACACAGCAGAGGATGCCTCAGATATATTCCCCGCGCTCTTCTTTGCCTTTGCCAGCGTGCCAAGTGCGGCGATTACGCCGCCAATCAATTCGACTGCATATAAGATGAGCGTCCCTTTGTCCACACCGCTCCAATCTCCGTTTTTAATGGCTTCCCAGTTTTCAGCGATTTCTCCAATGATGCCTGAAAGGCCTTGTAGCGCGAACCCGCCCCCCAGCAACGCGATATTTCCAGATAGCGCGCCGATCGCGACCACAACGTCGGAGATGCCTTTGATTACTAATGTTACGTTTTCTACATTGAACCCGTTCGCCGCAATGTCCGCGATGCCAGATACGATCTCCCCTACGCCCTGCACCAGCTTCAAGATACCGCCCAGTTTTAGATTCCCGGCAAGCAATGCGACGTCTCCAATCGCACCCACAAACTCGCTGATAGCACCGATTACATTGGATAGATTTGCCCCGTTCGTTTTGATGTCATCTAAAAATTCTTTCAATTTTTCGACGTCGATCAGGAAGGCTGCGAACTCCGCAGCTTTCAGGGCGATGGTAATCGTCAAGCTGCTGTTTGCAGATATCCCAGATAGATAGTCGCTCGCTTTTTTCAAATTAGACAAAAGCGTATCCGCGATCTTCCAACCAAGCAGGGCCGCGCCGATCAGGCCCGCATATTCCAGAACGGGCTTCATTTTTTCGGTCAGGTCCAAGATTTCGCTGTCGATTGGAGATTCCTCGAACATTGTGCTGTAATCCTCGGCGGCGCCAGTTGTGCCGCTCGACGAGCTGTCTAAAATCGTCAGTTCGTCGATCCCAGCCAAGAATTTCTTAGTCGAGCTTGCGGCTTCCGTGGCGGCGCTGGCGTACTCTTTCGCCTGCTTCGTGGCCTTTGTGTACGTCGTCTTCCCGGAAAGTGCGGAGAATACCTGATTGATGATGTTCAGCAGAGAGACGAACTTATCTACCACAAAGTCCACAGCCGGGGCCAACGCATTGACAAGCGGCGCTACCATAGCCCCAAAACTGTTTTTCAGGTACTGGGCGCTGGTGGCCAGGCTGTCCATGCTTTTCGCAAAAGTACCGCCCAATGTCTTGCTGTACTGGTATAGGTTGTTGACGCCTTCCTTTACGCCGTCTGTGACCTCTTTTAGACCTGTGCGAATGGCGCGATAAAATGCGATCCGTTTGATGGAATCAAGTAGCTTACTGAACTTTGAGGCTTCTTTTGAAGCCGCCTTGATCTGGCTCGTATCGACCTTCGGCTTGACCTGCGTATTTCCGATATCTTCGAGTGATTTCTTTGCGGCTGCCGCCTCGTATCTCAGCTTCTCGACTTCTGTTGTAGTGCTTGAGACATATTCCCCGGCTCCTGCGTCTGCGGTTGGGAACGTACCGCCGCCGGAAGATATCTTTGCGCCGCCGCCCTTAGCCACCTTGACCGCCGCAGAAAACCCGCTTAAATCGACGTTGGACAGCCGCTGGAGGGAGCGGGTCATGTCGTCCAGATTCTGCCGTGCCTCCGGGGCGATGGTCTCCACGGCTTCCCCGATCTGCTTTAACCGCTCTGGCATGGACTTGGGCAAGCTGATGTTTCTCGCGTCGGACAGGCTTTTCAGCACAGTGGCCAGGTTGCCTAACTTCTTGCTGGAAGACGCCAGGCCATCGGTAGCTTCTTTCAGCTCGTTCAGCCGCTTGGCCAAGGTGGAAAACCCGCTGCCGCTGCCCTTGACCACGTTTTTCATCTCTTGCAGAGATTTGACCAGCTTGTCGATGTTCTCCGTAGAATTCTTGGATACGTCCTCTACCTCTACCTGTAGGGTGTCTACGGTATATTCAGCCATGCTTACTCACCCCCTTACCGCTTCTTTCCCCAGCTTTTGCCCGCTCTTGCCATGTTTTGCATATAAAGCTTTGCAATAATCCGATCTCGTTCTTCCTGGTCTTCGATCTCTTTTTGCGTTTTCTCTTTCCCAAAATCGTAAGGCTCTCCCGGATATTTCACTTCCGGCGACCCGGATTTTCGGAAAGCGTTCGCCAGAGACACGGAAACCGCGTCGTAGACATATAGCCCATTCAGCCACGCGGTTTCGTTCAGCCGCTTTTGCTTCAGCTTCTCTGCTTCGAGAAATGCCCACTCTACCCAATAGTTGCTCCGCCAATACTGGTCGTAAGTCATGCCTATTGACAGATAGAATGGGCAATCTCTTTCAAACAGGGCCGCGTATGACCCAGGAGCGCTTACAGCTCCAGGGTCACGCTGCCGTTTTTTTCTGCTTCCTCGTCCGTCTGGATGGTCTGGTGCGCCTGAGCCTGCTGGTACAGATAGATCAGACGCTTTAGCAGGGAATCGGGCATACCGCCCCACTTCTCCAGGATCTTGTCCGTCTTCTCGCGGGGCATACTCCGATTGTGCATACGGAACGAGTAGTAAAACAGGTCGTATACGCCGGTCTTGGGGAAGGTCAGAGCCTTCTCCAACTCAAACCCACGGTTCTCCGCAAAGACAATACTCTCCTTGCAGAAGTCCAGTTCGTACTTGACGCCCGTATCGTTGTCCGTAATAAATGCGGGCTTAATTCGCTCGTCCAGCGCGGTCACCTTCTCGCTCATTCTCTACCTCCGTCAAATCCCAGATTCAGTTACAGTGGGCTTCTGTGCCTGAACCGGGGCGCTGTTGGGGGTGATGTACAGGGTGGTCTCCAGCATCGAACCCACAGCGGCTTCGTTAAAACCGATAGGGGCGGGCTCGCCGACATAATAGGTGGCGGTTGTCAGCTTGGGGTGGACAATGGCAAACCACATGGACTTGCCGTCCGCAACCGCCGCTTCGTACTCGTCCAGCAGCGTGCCCCAGAAGTCGATCAGGTCTTCCGTCAGGTTCGCGCCGTACTCCAGAGCGCCGCCCAGATCCTTTAGACCCTGGATGTAGGTCATGTACTCAGTCTCTTCCAGGGTGGTGCTGTCGATGGTGTTGGGGGCCGGGTTAAAGCTTGGCATGGACTTGATCTCAGGAATCACCTTATAGCCGGTGGTGGGCCGAGTGCCGGCGGTGGTCTCCACGGCGTACTGCAATGTCATGCCAGCGGTAGAAATTCTCTCAGACATTTCATTCACTCCTTCTAATCGCTCGTTTTTTACTTAACTTGGATATACATAAAACTGCTCGATGGTCTCTGTGCCGTCCTCGCCTTTGGATGTCACAAGCTCCACCGTGCCGCTATACCGCACATTCATGCGGTAGATGGTGGCGTCTTGCAGATTGCTGATCGGGTTCGCTACACTGCGTCGGAATCCCATGCCGTCGAACACGCTGTTCAGGGCGTTCACAATGTCCTTGACCACGGACTTCTTAAAGCCAACGGTGTTGTCATACACGTTCACGGCGAACATTACGTCCGCGGCGTTCTCGATCTTCTCAAAGGTCATTCCCCTGGAGTTCACGCTATTGCTCTCCTGGACGATGCTGACGGCGGGGAACCGGGGCGGAGCGTCAATGTATTCGCCGGTCACATAAATACCGGGGAACTGCTCCCGTAGGACGGCGGCCACCTTGTCGAAGATGAAATTCTCAATGTCGATCACTTACTGCACCCCGATTCGTGCCTTAATGCCTCAATGTCGATCACTTGGAACCGCCCTCCATCTCCGATTTCGCAATATCTTCCACGCTCTGCCGTAAGATCTGCGCCGTCTCATACATGAACGGGCGGTGTGGCATACCCTTTGTCCAGCGGTACTTTCCATCCTTGCCCGGATACCACCAACCGGCTTCGCCGTGCTCGTTCACGTCGTACCGCCACCCGCCTGGATAGCTCCCTGCCTCCGGGTGCGGCGAACCAGCGCCTACAATGCCCGTGCCATACTCCACATAGGCGCTATGGCCCGATGTGGAGTGGATCGCACCCTTCTTGCCGTCTACCGTGCCTACGATACCGGCCAACAGGTCGCCGCTGTCGTAGGCCCCCATGTAGTCCACAAGCTCTTTGGCCTGTTCCGTGCCGCCCTCCACCATGCGCTTGACCACCTTTGGCCCCAGGCCTTGTACCTGCTTCTGGTAGGCTTTCAGGTCCTTGATAGCCTGTTCGATGGAGGATGTGCTGAGATTAAACTTGATCGTTGTCACTCTGCGTCACCGCCTGATATTGGCTGACAGTCACGTTCTTAATGGCATAGCCGATGGTGTTCTTCCACGGGGACTTGCGCTTCACGACGGCGTTATATGCGCCGCTTGTGTCTGCCCCGTCCAGCCACAGCACGGAATCCTCTGCAATCTCGCAGTCGGTGTCGCTGGTGGTCATGGTGCGGTCATAGTCCAGCAGCGTTCCGAACTGCTCCACCTCGGAGCTTCCCTTGTTGGGGGACACGCACAGCAGGGCGGATTTCAGTTCACTGTAGATCGGCACATAACTGCCCGTGGCGTTGCCGTACTGGTCTACGATCTCCCGCTGACCCTCGTAGGTCTTAAAGAAGACCGGGGTCACGTTGCGCTGTAGGTTTCGCATAGTTCGACCTCCTCCGCCTTGCACTCCGGTAGGTCGATCTCTACGTTCTTGCACCTGTAGCAGACCTGAAGAACTGGGATACACCCGGCCTCGATTTCCAGCCGAACCGCGCAAACCTTGTCGGAAATATCCACTCCGTCAACGACCAGCGAATGTAGCCCGCCCGGTTTTGCCGTAATCTTGCAATCTACCATCACGTCAAGATCACCACCTTCGGAACCACCTCGGACAAAAGCTGCTCCGACACCCAGGAGGATTCATAAGTCCTTGCAATGCCATTTTCGCTGTGGGACTTCTCCCCCTCTGCCCCGGACTTGTTGTACAGGTCGAGGGCGATACGGTATTGCAGGTCGTTGTATCTCGGCTCCAGTTCGTCCGGCCAGTCCCCGAAAGGATAGCGTCTGGTCTGGATCGCGGCCTTTGCGCTCTCCATGCAGTCAAGCAAGATGTTTTCATCCGCTTCACCCGTTCTTAACTTCAAGCGCTCCAGCATATCCATTCCAGACGCTCCTTTCGGTTCTTACTCGGTGGTTTTTTTCGCTCTGCCGCGTTTGGCGGGGGCTTCCTGAACAGTTACCTGTTCGCCCTCGCCATTTGGCGCGACATCCTCTAACTTGGTCACGGTCTCAGGGGCGGGCTTCTCGCCGCTCCAGTGGCGGTGAAGCATCATTCCCATATCTGCTTCCTCCCACTATCAGGAGGTCTTCTTGACCAGCTTGATAGCGTTGGAGGGCTTGTACAGGTAGGGGGCGAACAGCTTGCTGCCCACGATGACGTTGGACTGGTTGACCACGTCGCGGTCGGTCTCCACCAGCACGTCGCGCTTCATGAACAGGGCCAGAGCGCCTGGCTTCACGATGTGGTAGGTGTCGGTCACGCGCTCGGACACGATGATCTGAACGCCATAGGCCATGCCCACGCTGCCCTGGATCAGCAGACCGGCGGCGATGTCAGAAGCGGGAACCCAGCTCTTGACGTTGACCAGCTCGGCGTAGGCGTCGGGGTCGACGATGATGACCTTCTCGCCGGTGATCTCCTCACCGAACTTCTTCAGGGCGTAGGGGATCTCGGCGGGGTCAAAGGTGGAGCTGGCCAGGTTGTAGACGTTCTTGTCGTTGCCGTCCAGGGCGCCCAGCAGCATATTGTCCACCTTGGACGCGATGGAGGTGACGATCTGGGTGGTGGCCTCGTTGATGGGGTCGCCATAGCCGGACAGGATCGCCTCGTCGGTCAGGGTCACGCCCAGGCCGATCTTCTTGATCTGGACCTGCTTGGTCTTCTCGGACAGCTTCTTGATGGGGATGTCGTTGCCCTCAGTGACTTCCTCCGCATCGCCCAGAGCCTCGAAATAAGGCAGGGTCACGGTGTCACCGGCGCGGCCCTGGAGGGCGTAGTCGATGGTGGCCAGGGGGGCGAACACGATGTTCTTGTACAGCTTCTCGTTGATCATGTCCCCGATGACCTGGGGGTTAAAAAGGTCGGCAAGATAGGTGCCGGTGGTGGTATTCAGTGCCATTGCTTAATCAATCCTTTCTCAATGCGTAAGTTTCTTGTAGGTGTCAGGGTATTTCGTCGCAAAGGCCACTCGCTCGGTGTAGTTCATCTCCGCAAGCTGTTCCTTTGTGATGGTGGGCGCATCGTCACCAGCGCCAGGGGCGGGGATCTTGCCGTACTCCATGCGCAGCTTCTTTTCCTTTGCCGTCCACGCCTTGGAAAGCTCGTCGATCACCGCGTCCGCGTCCTCTGCGCCGTACAGGGCTTCGGCAATCGCGGTGGAAACGGTCTCGTCGCCGGTAAAGGCAATGATCCGCTTGGCCTTCTCCCCAACGGCGGCCTTCTTACGCAGCTCTTTCAGCTCGTTTTCGATCGCCTCTTGCCGCTCCTTTTCCTCCTCTGCCCGTGCATCTTCGGCGGACTGGAGGGAACGGATCTTGCGCTTCTGCTCTGCCGCTTCCTTCGTGGCCTTGTCCAGGGCTGCTTTCAGTCGGGCGACCTCGGCGCTCTGGGCGGCGTTGACGGCGGCGGCGTCGGGCTCCTGTGCACGTTCGGGAGTGGTGGGGGTGGTAGGCTCGGTGGCGGTCTCTACGGTCTCCTCGGTGGTACTGGTGATGGTCTCGTCCATTTGAATTACTCCTTTGTGGTTTGTTTAGTAGGGCTTCTCTGCCCCCGTAATGGTGCGTTTGTTGCCCCGGTTCTCTCCGGGTTTGCGATTAACGTCTTCTCTGACGTATCTCCAAACGGCCATAAGGTCGGTTGAATTCAAATAAAAAAGCGTGGTCAAACCTGTAAGAAATCCTTACAAGTTCAACCACGCTCGGTTCTTCTGCTGGAACGCTTACCAGCAGGGATGATATTTAATTTTACGATTTAGGATGCAAAAAATTATCAAGCACTATCCCCATGGAGATTCCAATGATGATGCCAACTATTCCTTCAATAAAGTAGCTTGTCATCTCGCTTTGACTTCCTCCCGCTTCACCCGCATAACCCTAACCCCGCCCTTGTTCGGTATCAGCTCCACCCGGTCGCCTTTGGAAAGGGGCTTATCCAGCATCTGCAAAAAGGTTTTCAGGTTATATCCATAAAATGTACCGGCTTGGATATATGCGCCGTTCACAGTAATCTTCTCGTCCAATCTAACCCTCCAAAACCGGCCTATACCAGCATCTGCAATTCCAATGCTCTTTCGGCGGTGCGCTGTCGATGGGGTAAATCTGCCCGTCCTTTTCGTCACAGTCACCGCACACCCGGTTATCGTGCTGCGTGACCCATTCCACTTTCTTCACTCCGGCGTCCTTGTACGCTTTCAGAAGGGCCGCGTCGGTCACTTCTACGGCGTATTCTGCGGTCATTCTTGACCAGTGGTGCAGAGCCGTCTTATATGCCCTGCCGCTATCCATCCCGGACAGAAGCGCGTCGGCCAGATAGTCCCGCTTGCGGTCTACCTCGTCGGTGTAGCGGTAGCCGGTGACCGGGGAATACTCAAACAGGTAATCCTCGATCCAATCTTCACCCGGGGCGTCGTCCCCATGCGCTTGTGCATATTGGTAAACCATCACAGCAAGCTCCAGAAAAGCTTTCCGCGCATCGCTGTCCAAAGAGCGGTAAAGGGCCTGACAGGACGTGACGATGGATAACTCGTCCATGTCCAGCAGATTCAGGCCTTTACCGGCGCTTTTTGCCTTGATTTGTTCCGTCCGAAACCGGCGTATCGCCTTCCGATTCAGAAGCGCTATCGCCGCGTCCGCTGGACTGTACGGCCCCATCGTCTCTGCTGGCCCTGCCGTTTTCGTTTGACTGCCCGCCACTGTTATTCACCGCCGTTTGCTTATTCAGCTCGTCCGAAAGCTGTTGGTTCAGCTTTTCGTCCTGCTTGTCCTGGTATTCCTCATACACCGTAGCGGCGCTCTCCGGGTCTACTACAACGCCAGAGATCGTAAACGCCTGGATCGGCGGCGCACCAGCCGCAATCAGAGAAGTGAAGGACTGTACCTTGGTCAGCTTGTCCTCATAGGAGCGGCGCAAGAACTTCTGTTCAATGTCGCTGACCTTCAAGTCAAGCACATTGGCCTCGTGGCAGATCTTCAAAACGACCTTCAAAAACTCGTTTTCGCTCTCCCGCCACATTCCCTCGGTCTCTTTGGCGCAGGCTTCCGCGTTCCACCAGCCGTTCTTCATAATGACCGCGCCGTTGTTGGAGCTGTCCGCCGTGTTGGCGTTGCCCTGGGAGGGCATACCGACGATCTGAAGGACCTCCTGATACAGGGCGTCGGCCAAGATCTGCGTCTGGCTCTGGTCTAACTGTTCGCACAGATAATACAAATCGGAATCGTGCCCACTGGAGTTGGGCGGCAAACTGATCGCGCCCTGCTCTTGCAGCTGTGTGACCTGTTCCAGGGTGACTTCCACGTTCTTGAACACCATCAGCGCCTGAATGAACTGCTCCACGCCGTCTACCCGGTTGGATTCGATCAGGTTCAGCGCGTCCAACAGGCCAATAACCACCTCAAACGACCCCATTCTCAGGGCGTTGCACGGGTACTCAATGATGGGGATCATCCCGAAGTTGTGGGTCTCCACCTTCTTAATGGCCCCGGCGCTGTTGATGCTGCCCTCAATGCGGAACACCTGATTCTGGGTATACACCGTGTATAATATCTTCCCGGTCTCCACCAGCTCCGCGTCGCTGAGATACACATAGTTGACCGCCATAATGGGCTTGCGGGTCACGTCGTTGCGTCGAACAACAAAAGTGTTCCTTGGGTCGAGGGTGTAGATCTCAAAGGGCGCCTCGTCGTACAGCTCGTCGGAATCGGCCTTGTCGTTCAGCACCAGACGGTATCCAACGCCGGTGGTAAACATCCAATCCGCAAGGCTCATGTCCTTGGAGGATTTACCCTCGCTCATCATCATGGAATTGAGCTTTTCGATCTTTCCGGGCGTAGCGGAATTTGCCCCACGGGATACATATTGAAGCGGCTCCCCGATGAAGTTTGCCACCTTGAACGTAACGATCTCGTTTGCCCGGTTCACCACAATGTGGTTGCAGATCCCAGAGCGAATTTCCTTCTTGCGGTACAAAATCGGCTGGTCTCCCCGGCGGTAGTTGTACAGGTACTCCATATCCGCCCGGTTGGAGGTGTGGATGTGCAGCGCGTCGTTCAGCACCTGGACAACATTGCCCCGGTTGATGATTTCTGCGTTGGTGAAGATCTGTTTTCTACCCAGCAAACGCCGCGGCGTGTTGTTCATCCCATTTCCTCCAGACAAAATAAAAAAGGGCCAGCTACCGAGAAATCCTCGGTAGCTGGCCCTGTGGCCCTCTGTTCCAACGCCAGTGCGTCGGCGCTAAACGATTTTCTTTTTTTCGACTTGCAAAACGACGATCTTTCCGTTTTCGGCCTTTACAAGCGCTTCCGTTTTTCCGCTTGCATTGATCGCCTTTTCAATCGCTTGTTTATCCTTCTCAGATAGTGTGATCTTCAAGCAGTGTGTCCTCTCCGTTGTGGAGTGCCTATAGCCCGTTTTGTGTGCTTGCCGCTTAGATCGTCACACGCAAATGCGCAATTTTCGGCGGCCATTGTCATTCTCTGTGAGGCAAGGCGCTACCGCTCACATCATCCTGGAGCTACCAGGCCCTGGTGCCTCCGCTACCCTCGTGCAGATACCGGCGGCATACGTCCCCGTCTTTCCGGGGTGTCAGCCCTGTGTACACCAGGGCGGTGCCGCATAGAGGGAGCGACCCTCTTCCCGCCGATCCTGGCGGTGGCTTTCAGCCTTGCGGCAAATCACAGCGTCTGCGTCTCCGCACGGATGCACAGAGTTTGCTTTCTTTTTCGGACGGTAGACGCTGCCATACCGACCGGCCCTACCCGGTGCCGGGGCCTGCTGACGGGACAAACGCCCCTGTACGCTGCCAGCTTTGGCTTCTGGTGGCCGCCTGGCCCTCATGCAGATCAGGCGGCATTATGTAGGCCGATATTCCCGCCTCGGCCCCAGGGCGGTTCAGGAAAGGAGGCATACCATGGAGGAGAATGGGAGACGCAAGATGCTGTGTGGACAAATTTCCACAAACACATTATATACCAATTCTTCTTCTCACGCAATATAAATTTTTGTGTTTTCTTCAAAAATGAGGTATAATTAAAATTTTATGGTTTTAGAACGGGCGTTTGAATACCTTTACCGTGCTATCCCCGCGAAAAACCATATCGACCGCTTGGGCCAAACTGTCCACCGAATCGTCGTGTTTGTTTTTGCCTGTCACTTTGAAGGAATACACATTTTGCATGAACAAGCTGTACTCCTTGCTTCGCTTGCCTTCCTCCAGAAAGAAAAACTCTCTGATTTCGGGCGCTTTGTCCCGGATTCGGATTTCCTTGGCTACGTTGTTTGGCGCGGCTTTCGACGTGATATTCAGCCTGTATCCCTTGTCTCTCAGGTCTTTTTCGATTTCGTCCTTATAGCTTACCGTGCTTTTGTTCGCTTCAAATTGTGCCGCTTGTACCTTGTGCGCCAATATTTTCTTCACGATCAACGGCTGTGTGATTCTCTTGTCGCCGTCGTTAAATACCACATCGTGAACATAGACGGAATTATCCGCGTATTGATAGCAGATCGGGGCGCTGGTGAAATCTCCACCGCCAAAAGCCGGGTCAACGGCCATAAAGATGCGAACCGGGTCTTCTTCCGGCAGAACGCCGTTGTAAAACTTCATGTCCTGCGGCTCAAACAGCGCCCCGGAACGCTCGATCGGCTCCCCCATGTACTGCGCCAGCCATGACGCCATATCGTTGTTCCGCTCAAAACTCGCCCTGCGTTGGAGGTAGTAATCATCGGAAAATCCCACATCGTACAGATAGTGGAAATTGCTGTGTTCGTTTTCATCCAGAGCGGGAAGGTTGATGATCTCATATCTCCTATTCTTGAACCGCGCGTCGTTCAGCAGCAAGTCCATTCTAAGGCCGGCTGGGTCTATCATTGACCATCGCGTACCACACCATAGGATTTTCGCCGTCTCTTTCGCTCTTGGCAGAAGATTGTTGTCCACCTTCGACCACGCGGAAATCATACGGTCTTTGTTGAGCGCTTCCTCGATACCGCCGATCAGGTCATCGCTGATTAACATTCCGTTGCAGTCGCAAGCGCCGTTCAGTGTGCCGTACAAAGACCTGCACGTCAAAGACGGATACCGCTTCTTTCGGTTGATATTAAATGTCTCGTCTTTGGCGTTCGTGCTGACGATCTTTGCTTCCGGGAACACATCGTGCCACTTGTACGTCACCGGGTCATTCAAGACCTCCAAACAGCCGCTATAGAAGGCCGATGTGATTACATCCGAAAAGGCGGCGTACAGGTTGGACTTCTCAGAGTCACGCCCAATCAGCCAGGTTACAAAGAACATCAAGATAGAGGTCTTACCGACACGCGGAGGCATCGACAGAAACAGCTCGTCTAAATCGCCGTCTACAAGGCGCTGCATAGCGTCCACGATACGCTTCATCACCCGACGCCTTGGCAAATAGAACCGTTCTTCCGGCTTTCTATCCATCTCCAGGTACTGCAAATAGGCGTCAAAGTCATAAGGAGAATCGAACAGAAGCGCCTTCTTATTCAGTTCAAAATGCTTCCAGCTCTTTTGCTCCAGCGCATACCTCCCGGACAGCTTGCGGATCTCTTTATTCTTCTGGTGCGCCAGGTCGTGGTCTTCCTTTTCCAGCAGCCGCACGACCTCAAACAGGTCACCCAAAGCTTCCGGGTCAGAGAGGTCTTTACGCTCGGCGAGCTCGGTTAGTTTCAGGATGTCCAATTAGTCACCCGATTCCTTGTACGGAACCTCCGTCTCCGTCCCGTCTGCGTTCTTGTAAATTTCGGCAAGCACTGTCGCTGGCGCTCCAGCGCTATCCATTTGGTTGTGCCCACCCATCTCTATCAATTCCCCCGTCCTTCTGCTAATGGAGACGGACCAAGCATAGCCATCTCTATTATCAAAAAGCGGAAGATTTGCTAAATCCACAACCAAGGTTTTGTCTCTGCAATTGCAATGCGGGTGTCTTATCCGAACATACCGCGCAGTGTGATCGTTAACAACATAGCCAGTACACGCTTCCAACGCAGCTTTTTGCCGTTCCTTTAATAGATTAAGGAAGTCGTTCTTTTCTTTTAACAGACGCTTTATCGTGGCACACTGACGCTCGTTTGCAATTCTAAGTGGTTTTAGTTCTTCCTCAAAATCCGTGTATTGTTGAATCGTCTTGATAGGAACCCAATACAGAACTTCCGTGGTTCTGTAGATTTTGTCACTCAGCCATCTGTTTTCGTCGGCTATATCATCATACACATACCGAGCGAGACACAACCCATATCGTCCACAATCATTAAATGCAACAAGATATGTTTCTTCCATCAAAGAATCTAAACCGCTTAATGAATCGTTTCTTCTTTCAAATGTCTTTGGAAGTTCTTTTTTTGCATCTTTCCACATTTCAATCACCGTCCATTTCCAAATAAACCAAAAATCCATTTCGCTTTTTCGTTTCCACATCTTTTCGAGTGACCACACATACATCTGCATCTTTTTGCATAAGCACATACGTATCTTTTGTTTTATCTCCAACATAAAACTCAGCAGTACGTTCTTCCCCATTTTCGTACCTATATGTTATCTCAACGCTATTTGGGTCAGGAATTTCGGCAAAAGCAGGGAGGTAAGTCATTCTGTACGTAAGTACCCTATATCCCCTCTGGTTGTAGGAAATAAAATACGGCAACGTTTCTTCGCTTTCCTCTCGGATGACGGTTTTGAATTCCAGCCCGCCGAAAACAACCGTTGCGTGATATTGCTCCACTCTGACTTTTGCTATGTTGCCACTCAGAATCGTTCGGGTGAGGTCTCTTGGCTCGCGTTGACTGCCATTCTCGCGCTTCGACCGCGTGTATTCCTCATACACCGCTTTTGGCACAACGCAAAATAACCCGGAATTGCTCTCTGGTGTCTGGCCCTCCTCGTAATAGGGCTTGCACTCTGGAACCGCTCTGGTTTGAATGAACTCTGTAAATTTATCCATGCAAGTCACCACCCATCTCAACCCACACCCCATCTGGCCTATGCAGCATGACGGGTTCCGGCGCTCTGTTATCTTCGGCCCCGGCCAACAGGTTCAACCGCCGCTCACATTCACCGTCGGACATCCGCACACGGCTTGGCCGCTCGTCCAGCAGGTGATTTACTGCGCTTTCAAGACCTGTAAATTTATCCATGCAGATCACCACCGCTTATCCGTACTTCCGTAATCTCGCCACATTCCGGGCATTTACTGGAGAGTACTGCTTTGTCGTTAAGACCAAGTTCGTGTTTATCTGTTACATCTCTAAATTCGCCGTATTTAGCAACAAAAAGGCATCCGCAATGTCCACAGAAAAAATAATGCTTTGTGCTTTCAACGCTAAGAAATCCATGCCTAATAATTTCCATTTAATCCCGCCTCCTGCGGTACTCGTTCAACTCCATCATCTTCTCCCGCACCAGCTTGTCAATGACCCGCCCGGCGTTCTTGTATCCGCACATCCCGGCCAGCCTGTCCAGGTTGTACGCAGTCTGAGAGGTCACAAGCACGTTGATCCGGCGGAGGTTTTTGGTGTTGCTGTGGTGGTTTCCGTTTCCAAATTTGCCGCGGTAGTTCTTGCCGTCTTGCACATAGAACACCCCATTAAACATTCTGTATATACATATTATACCAACAGTATTCGTTTTGGTCAATAAGAAACCCCCTACCGGGTGTGGTAGGGGGTTTCGTTGGTTTATAAATCCTCGATCTTCACGGGGCGCTCCATGAGCCATACGCTGTATTCGTCGGGCGTGTTCGCTTTGAAGTTCTCCACAACGAAATCACCCAGAAGCTCCAACAGGCGGCGGTCAACAGCTTCCGTGTATTCGCTGACCAGTTCGTAGGATTCGCCGCCGATCAGAACGGAAATGCTTTTGGGCTTGCAAGCCGTGGTCGCAAAATCTCTGACGGTAAACATTTATCCATCCTCCCTTTCCGCGCTATCGTCTTCTTGGGTTCCAGCCTTGCGCCGAGCCTCACTCTGCACCACACGGATAATGTACTCTGCCCGGTCGCCCTTCGGGTGGTGCTTTCCTCTGCGGTAGGCAGAGATGGTGCCGCCGTCCAGACCCACCATCTTCCCGATCTGGCGCACCGTCATACCGTGGTTTACGATTGCGTCGTTCAGCACGTCGGACAACTGCGCGACGATCTCTGCCCGCGTGTCCCGCACCTTCGGAATAGAGAACCCGCCCTGCTCCAGGAAACCAAGCACATAGGGCAATCTCTCGTTCCGGCAGTTCGCCACGATGGACGCGGCCCTCAGATAATCATCGGTGGTCAAACTGCGCTTGCCGGGGAACTGCTCTTGGCGCGGCTCCAGGTGGTATTCGCCGGTTTTGCGGAGGGTGGGCAGGACTTCCGACGTGACCCACTTGCGGAATGGTTTGGCTTGTGGCTTGTCGGAGCGGAAGATGACGTCATATAGGGCGCTCTCGTTGATGATGGTGGTCGTCTGCTGACGGCCCAGCGCGTCGGTGACGTCAGCCCGGCTTACCTCATCTTCATCAAGCCTTTGCACGACCATCTTGTGATTGTGAATTTCGAGGATGTCGCACACGTCCCGCAGCACGAACCACGGTTCATCGTCAATGGTCATCGTCCGCACAAGTTCATCCCCGTAGGAGAACACCGACAATTTATTCTGCTCGTTCATACAAAAACCTCCAAATTTTTCTTGCATGGAGGTTCCAGCCGTGATAGAATGAATTTATCCAGTATGGAAACCTTCTGGAGACTTGAAACAGCTTGCAATCCTTGACCGGGGGCAGGCTGTTTCACTTTTTTATGTCGAACTCCAACTTCTTTATCCCCCGCCTGACCGCTTCGCCGCGCTCTATATTCTCCTGCGCACAGTAAGCCTTTAGTATGGTTTCCGCTTCCTCGTCCAGCCGAACCGTGATGCGCGTCTGTTTTGGGTTTGAAGTTGGCCGACCCATTCTTGGCGGCATTTCCTCACCTCACTTTTGTCTGCCATAAGTATATTATAACTATTGGCAGACAAAAGTCAACCCCTTTTTGTGAAAATTTTGACCCCTCACCGATTTGTAGTGAGGGGTCAAATTGTCAAGCCCAGTTCGCAAATTTATAGAATCCATCTTTTTTCCGATAATTCGCGGAAACGCTAAACACATGGGCCTTTGCAAAAACGATGTATTCTCCCTGCGTGTACGTCCGCTTTACTTGAACCGCTGCGCAGCAATGCTTTTCAAGCGCCTTGGAAAAATGCTCTGCTTCGCCCTCACTCTCAAACACTTCGGATACCAGCTCTACCACGCTGTCCGCACCGTAGGTTCTCGGGTCGATTGCCGCACCAGATAGGTCATACATCTTGACATAGCTTTTCATGCCATCTTCAAGCTCGATGTGGGGGAGCGCCTGGCAGCGTTCGGCAAACCGTTCCCACTCGCTCGGGCCCAGCTTCACCCGGCGATCTCGCAATCGTACAGCGTAACAAGTGTCGAGGTGTTCGCCTGTTCAAATTCGGTCACATTCAGGAACGCCCCCTTTATCTTTGCCGCACTTAGCATTTTGAGCGCGTCGGCTTCTTCCTCGAATTCTTGCTTCATCTGGCAGTGGAAGACCACAAAGGATCCGTCGCCTTGTTCCACCTGCACCCACAAGGTTCCGTCTGTAGCCAGCCCGGACGACGCGACTTGCCCAACAATAGATACATCATCCCCTTGCTTTAGCTCTTTCAGGTCAAGCGTCTCGTTTTGCGTTTCTCCTTCGTCGGCGGCATCTGTGGCAGCCTGCGTTTCTTCTACCGCGCTGGGCGATGCGTTGCTATCCTCTGCGGTGTTTCCAGAGGAACCGCTTGTCCCGCTCGTCGAGCACCCTACCATTGCCATTGCAAGCATGAGCGCCGCCAGCAGAACCGCCATGACCTTTGCCTTCGATTTCATATCAATACCTCCTATTTTTTGTTCCTTCCTGTGCTTTTTGTAATTGTACTGTTTTATCCAGAAAAATTCAAGCCTGGATTGCATTATACTGCAAAATTCTTGCTAATACTGCAAAATTCTTGCTAATACTGTAAAATTCTTCGCAGGAATTGACAATTCCTCCATATAGGCCGTGCAGTTTGCAACTGGAACTATCAATTCCCCTCGACAAGCTGCGGCTGTGTATCGCCCTTTGCATATAGGCCGCGCCGTTCTTCACATATAGGCCACGCTGTTCTTTTTTAATTTTTCGCGGAATTTTCGCGGTTGCTGTGCGCCCAGCTGCCCCTCTCTGCCATTGCGCCTTGTGCGGTGCCGTCCGTCACGCCCCACTCATACGCCGTCTTCACGTCGTGCCACAAACAGTAGATTTCCATTGCGATGATCGGGACGTACAGGATCAGCAACGCAATCTTAATTGCGCTCCTGTAGCCCATGGCGAACATGGCAAGATTCACGCCCTCCAGGACGGACAAGGCGGTCAGGAACCCGGCGTGGGTGGCGAGGGCGATCGCCAGGGGCTTGGGGTTTTGGGGGCTTTCGGGGTGGATTTTTTCATGTGGTGGTCTCCCTTCGGTTAATGTGCCTTTAATGCGCCGTTAATACGCCATTTAAAGCGCCAGGTGGTCCCCTTTTTGATTTTTGCGGAATTTTTCAGCTATTATCATATCCTTCTTCAAATCCTTCATCGTATACTTTAAGGATGATCGACGCCAGATTGTCCAGGGTACTCCACTCACAGCCTTTCAGCCATTCCAGCGTACTTTTTTCGCTTTCGGCCAGGTCGATGTCTCCGATGCACGCTATCAGGTGAGCGTAGTGGGCTTCGGTGGTTTCTTCGATTTTCTTTTCGTAGGATTCGGTGTTCATGGCGGCGGCCTCCTCTTCCGGCTCGACGTATTCTGCAATATAAATCGGCCTGTTGACCAATTCTACTTCTTTCGGTTCAAATCTCCAGCCGCTCGACCAATCCCTGTTTACAAATTCCTCGAACGGCAATTTTCTAACCTCAAAATATCCAACGCTGAAAACAGGAATGTATGAGTCGGTCTTTTGCGCCGCATATATTCTGTGCCGACCGTCCTTGCAAAACTCATATGGCAAATCCCCGCTGCTTTTCCTCACTTGAATCGGCTGCCTGAAATACGCATCATACACGTCGCTGTGTATAAACGCAAATTTGTCAGCTTGCTTTTCAGTCTCGATGGAATAGATCTCGGCCCTTGCGTCTTGGAGTTTTTTATTCAGACGATCGAAATTTTCTTCCTTGAATCCGTGCCACGGGAAGTCCTTCGGCCCGATCTCCCACCCGGTCATATCAATATCTCTCGCCTTTATCCACCCTTGCCACAGCACCAGTTTTTCTGGTTGGCCCGGTTTATACATCATATATGTGGAGAACAGGAAATCTTCTGGCGACCGTGTTCTGCGCTTCGGATAACGAATCCGCATGGTTGGTTACTCTCCTTTCAAGATCGGCTCATGTACGCCTTTGACCCACTTGTCAGTTTTCCCGTACTTGTACATACCCTTGTACAGATTCTCGTTTTTCAAAATCACCTGAATGGTGCTGATGCTGAACTTTCCGCCACTTTTGTTCACCATCCCAGCCTCATTTAACGCGTCACACATCTGCTGGTAAGTAGCGCCGTCTTTTTTGAGGTGGAAAATCAGCTTGACGGCCTTTGCCTCGCTTTCGACTATCTCCAGATTGCCGCCGACGGTTCGATACCCATAGGGAGGTCTCCCGCCGGAATATCCGCCCCTCGCTGCCTTGACTGCTCTCCCGCCAGAAGTCCGCTTCGTGATGTTATCCCGCTCCATCTGCGCCATGCAGAGAACCAGGGCCTCCAACGCAGCACTAAGCACGCCCATCTGCCCAAAATCCTCCGCCACGCTGATAAGGTCCATTCCTTTCTTCAACAGCTCGTGCTTGTAGTAGAAGTAGATATTGATGTCCCTGGCAACGCGGTCACTCTTTGCGACAACGACAGCTTCCACAGGCGGGTTTTGCGTGTCGTTCCCATAGATCAGCTTGTCAAACTCCGGCCTGTCTTCTTTTGCGCCCGATACACCCTCGTCTACATACCACCCGGAAATCTGCATATCGTTCTTTGCGCAGAATTCCATGATTTGTTCCTTCTGAGCGTCGATGCCGAACTTATCTTCTCCCACTTGCCCGTCGGTGCTCACCCGGCAATACGCCACCACGTTTTTCATCTTCACTGCCCCCTTTTCTTTCTGCCTCTATTATATCGTATTTACGGGAAAAGTCAAGCGTTTTTCGTAAAAATTCCCTTTTTGTTTTTTCGGGAAATTTTGGCTGGCGGGGTTTGGGATCTTTTTTATTTTTGCGGGTGGTAGGGGGTGTAAGTGGGGGGCGCGGCGTCCCCGCATATCCCCCCGCCCCATCGGACCGGCCCCATCGGCTTATAATGTATGCCGGCAACGAAAAAATTACGAAAAATCTTGAAAAAACTATTGACAAATTACTATTAATCTGCTATCATATAACCGTAAACAAGGGACGGCCCCAGATCCACGGCGTGGCGCGAACATGGAAGGAGATAATAAAAATGGCGTATTACATCGACAACAGAAGGACCGGCATGACATACGGTGAAGCGCTTGCCCAGGGTTACAAGCGCGGCGATCTGCAATCCATGATGGGCTATCAGTCCAGGGCGAAGGATTGCAAGGAGTTCCCGGTGTACGTCGGCAAAGGCAGTCGTAAAGGGCAACTGTTTGTGGTTCTGCCCCGCTACGACACTAAGCGGTATTGCTATCGGCAATATCTGACCAGGTAAAAAAACGCCCTTGCAAGTGCGGCGAACACTTGCAAGGGCAGCGAACCCCGAACCTGTACCACCAAACCCAGGGCCGCGCCCATTGTAGCACGGCCCGCCGATAAAGTCAGTGGAGGGCTTATAAAATGGAGCGAGAACACATGGAGCACCTGCTGAAAACTCGGCCCGGAATTGGTGTTGAAGCTACCACAGCGGCGGGAGACACGATTTACTATTTCTATGAGGACTTCGAC